ATGTTAGAGCGCCAAGCAGCAACTCTACATCTTATGGAACTTTTACTGTTCAGTTACGACGTATCGACGATACAGACGGGGCAATCCAGCTTGTCGAACAGTTTGATAACTGTAACTTGAACCCTAACTCTCCTAATTACATCGCTAAGAAGATTGGTGACAAGTACCAAACTTGGGATACTACTAATAATCGCTATACAGAATACGGGGATTATGACAATAACTCCAAGTTTGTGCGTGTAGTTCTTAACGTTGACGTTTCTAACGGAACAACCGATGAAAGATTGCTTCCATTCGGAGTATATGGTCCTCCTACCCTAAGAAACATCCGTTTCAGTAGTGGCTCAGGACCACAAACCCTTGACAATATTGGCGGTCTACTTACTACCACTCGCAAGCCATGGATGCCATTGTCTGCCTCTACCGCGGCTTTCCCAGGTGGAACACCAACCATTGGTGGAAAAGCACTGGTCGCTCCAACCTTGATTGCTATTTCGGCTTCGAGCGACGGATTCGCAGGTGGCGATCAAATGGCGTTTACCGCATCACTAGAAATGCCTAGAGTCTACTTGCGAGTTAGTAGTTCTGACGGTGCTGTAGCTTCTCCTAAAGCTGCTTACTTTGGAGCCGATACCTCTATGGGTGCTGAAGGTTTCACAACTTACGACAAAGGAACACAAGATGTTCTTTCGCCTCAACCAAAGGGCATCGCAGACTTTTCCGTAGACACTACGTCAGCCATCGGACACAGTTGGATTTTTACTTTGGACGATATTTCGCGACAAGCTGGAACTGGCGTAGGCGGCGACATTACACCTAATGCTCTTTATGTGTCTGGGTCTCGCCAAGCTGGTAACTCTATTACAGCAATCTCAGGTGGCTGGTCAGCAGTACTTGATGAAGGCTTTGATTCTTTTACTACTGTATTCCAAGGTGGATATGATGGTTTAGATATATACGAGAAAGAACCTTTTAATAACACAGAGGCACTTAAAGCGGATGCGACAGAAGAGAATAGCTACGCATATTACAGTGTTAAAAAAGCTCTTGATACGGTTGCAGACCCTGAAGTGGTCGAATACAATCTCGCTACAATGCCAGGGATTACGAATGTGAAGCTTAACGACGCACTTATTAAACAGTGTGAAGACAGAGCAGACTCTTTAGCACTAGTTGACTTAAGTAGCGTATATGTACCTGCTGAAGATGCTGGTTCTAATAACTCTTACGCTGCGAAGAGGTACACTCCTAAGCAAGCTATTACGGCTTTGAAGAATCGCTCTATAAACAGCAGTTATGGCTGTGCGTACTTCCCGTGGGTTCAAATTAGAGACACTCTTAACGACAGGCTCTTGTGGGCACCACCTTCCATCGCCGCTTTGGGCACTTTCTCTAGTTCAGAGAAAAACTCCCAGCTATGGTTTGCCCCTGCCGGATTCAACCGTGGAGGACTTACAGAAGGTTCTGCTGGAATTCCAGTAGTTGGAGTGCGAGATAAGTTGACATCGAAGCAAAGAGATGATCTTTATGATGCCAATATTAATCCTATTGCAAGCTTTCCATCTGAAGGTGTTGTAATCTTCGGACAAAAAACCTTGCAGGTTACTCCATCGGCTCTTGACAGGATCAATGTAAGACGACTTATGATCTTTGTTAAGAAGCGAATCTCTCAGATTGCTAATGGTCTCTTGTTCGACCAGAACGTACAAGCTACATGGGACAGATTTACTGCACAAGTTAATCCTTTCCTTGAAGGTATCCGTTCACAGTTTGGACTGACAGACTTTAAAGTAGTGCTTGACACTACAACCACAACTCCCGAGTTGATCGATAGAAATATTATGTATGCTAAGATTTTCCTTAAGCCTGCGAGAGCTATCGAGTATATTGCGATTGACTTCAATATCACTAACACGGGCGCTTCTTTTGAAGACTAAAAAAACTTTTAATACCTATTTATATTAAGGAGAAAATAAAAAATGAGTAAATCAGGCTTCTGGGGATCCCCTGGTGGACAAATAGTCGATCCAAAACGGCAATTTAGATGGTTGTTGAGTTTTGGTAATGCTAATAATAAAATTCAAGATTGGTATGCTAAATCAGCTAAAAAGCCAAGTTTTGAAGTGGGCGACACTGAAGTAGCCTTTTTGAATCACACTTTTCATTACCCAGGTCGGGTTAAATGGAGCAGTATAGATATTACTCTGGTTGATCCAGCAGGAGGTATTGAAAGCGATACATCGTGGAATCTTATGGACATTCTTCAGGCTTCTGGATATCACGCTCCTTCTAGCAAGCTATCAGCTTCAAGAACTATTACAAAACAAGAT